CGACTACCCTCGTCATTGAACGGGCGGAGGACTATCACATTGACAGGCCGGATGAGCGGGACTTCAACGGCTTTGAAGGAGAAACGATCCTACTGTTCTCACAGACAGGCGAAGCTCCGATCACAATACGCCGGGAGGATCTGATCGGAAACCTTGACGACGGAGCTCAATACCGCCTGCTGGCGACCGTGCAGGACAGTCTCGGTCAGAGCAGCACAGCAAGCATCGACTTCGAAGTGCACTGGTCACATCAGGCTGTGATCCCGGAAGGAACCGCATCCATCTCAGGGACGGTCGCATTCATCACTCCGATTGCACCGGAAGGCTTCATGGAGGGAGACACCTGTGATATCTACAGGCTCTCAGCTGACAGACCGGAGCTCATTGTGTCCGGCGGAGACTTTGGTGTGACCTACGTCGACCCTTACCCTGCCATTGGTGAGTTTGGAGGCCACCGGATCGTTTATCGTACTGCTGATGGTGATTACATCACAGCGGAGAACGAGATCGCATGGCTGGATATCACGGCTGAGGACGGCGATGCCCTAAATATCGTCTATTCCCTGATCGACTTCGAGGGCGAACAGATCGAGTTTTACTATGATGTCACCCACTCCAACACGTGGGAGAAGGACTTCAAGGAAACGAGATACCTTGGCGGCTCCGTTACCGGTGACTGGAACAAGGCCATCGGCAGGACGGCATCCTTAAAGGGCTCAACGGTAACCATCAAGGATCAGGACACGATGCGTAAGTTCAGACGCCTTGCAGTCTATCCGGGCATCTGTCATATCCGGACAGTCGACGGATCAAGCTTCAAGTGCGACATTCAAGTCAGCGAGGACAGACGCTATGACGCGAATACGATCCGCGCTGAGTATAGCCTCTCTGTCACACGTGTTGATCCGGAGGAACCGGACGGTCTGACTTATGCCGAATGGATATCTGGGGAGGTCTGATCTTATGAAATGGAATAATGGTTATAGCGCAAGCTACTATGCATACATCATCGATCCAGTCAGCTGGAGAGAAAAAGAAAGAATCGAAATCACAGGAGGCAGCATTAGCAGGTCGGAGGAAGGCCTGCGAGAATCTGCCGATATCGAGTGCAAGGCATACGAGCACGGAAAAGAACAATACATACGCGTCTACCTCGATGCGCGTCAGAACGGAGCAGCTTCTCATGAGCCGCTTTTTACTGGCCTTGCCACAAGTCCATCAAGGGATATTGACGGGTATTTCGAGAAGAATACGCTGGAATGCTACTCCGTCTTAAAGGCTGCCGATGACGTGCTCCTTGACCGGGGATATTACGTCCCGGCAGGTACAGACGGCGCAGTTGCGGTGAAGGATCTGCTCTCTGTCTCCCCGGCTCCTATTTTTGTGAACGGAAGCGCTCCGGGCATCCAGAAATCGATCATCGCCGAGGACGGTGAAAGCCGCCTCTCAATGGCAGAAAAAGTCCTCGCGGTGATCGGCTGGCGTATGCGTATATCCGGGAACGGCACCATTGAAATCTGCCCGGAGGCGACTGCGCAGCTGGCTGAGTTTGATCCTATCGAGCAAGACGTCATCGAGCCATCTATCACAGTCGACTATGACTGGTATTCCTGCCCTAACGTCTTCAGGGCTGTGCAGGATGACTTGTCGGCAATAGCAAGGGATGATTCTCCGGAAAGTCCCCTCTCGACCGTGAACCGTGGCCGCGAGGTCTGGGCTGAAGAAACCTCCTGTGACTTCAATACCGGCGAGAGCATCTCGGAATATGCGCTGCGAAGGCTCAAAGAGCTCCAGAGTGTATCTACGACCGCTGCCTACGAAAGGCGCTACCATCCGGGCATTCTGGTCGGTGATGTAATCAGGCTCCGCTACCCAAAACAAGGCCTTGATGGACTATTTCAGGTCACATCCCAGACGGTTGAGCTTGGGTACGGAGCAAAAACGAGCGAGGAGGTCAAGAAAGTATGAGCAAAAGCATGAGCAAGGAAATGGTCAGGCTCATCGGTTCAGCGAATAAGAAAGGTACCTCGCCCTATGATACACAGGCAGAAGTTATACGTGTGGAGGGAAACACTGCATGGGTGCATATCCCGGGCGGCGTTGATGAGACACCAGTCCGGATGACCATGAACGCCAATCCCGGGGATATGGTACAGGTCAGGGTGAGCGGCGGCAGAGCTTGGCTTACCGGTAACGCCTCCTCCCCACCTACAGATAACACCGAGGCTTATAAGGCGAGGGATAAGGCTTTCGAGGCTGTGAAAATCGCAGAAGCATCCGAGAAGGAAGCCGAGCGTGCCAAGGAAGCTGCAGACAGCGCGGAAAGCTCTGCCAAGCGAGCACACGATAAAGCCGAAGAAGCATCTGCCTCAGCACAGCAGGCACATGAAAAAGCTGTGGAAGCGGAAGAAGCCGCAGAGGACGCGGCCAGTTCAGCAAGGACGGCAAACAGAGCAGCAAACGGTGCACTCTCTCAGCTTTCGATTGTGGAGGATGTGGTCGGCACCCTGACGTGGATATCCGAGCATGGAAGCTACGCACCTACAGATGATCTTGAGGTTGTGCCCGGCAAATATTACTTCACAAGGCAAGGCGACAGCTACAATGTCGTGGTAAGCCCACAAGGAAATCCCTCCGATCAGGGCTACTATGAGCTGACCTCTGTGGACGAGGCCGTATCAAACTATGTGGCGAGTCATCTGGCGCTTACGAATGCCGGACTGTGGGTGACCAACGATAACCAGAGCTACAAGATCCTGCTCGCAGCTGACGGCATGAAGGTCTATGACGCGCAAGGGAATCTGGTGGCAACCTTCGGTGAATCGATCCAGTTTTCATCCACCCGGCCACAATATATCGGCGGCGAGGATGCCTACATCATTTTTTACGACAGCAACAATGATGGAATCCCGGATGCGATCAATATTGGCGGCAGCAAGGTCACTCTCGGACAGAACAAGAAGTTGTCAGATCTTCTGACAACTCTGGACATCCATACGAGGCAGACGGATTCCGGTGCCGAGATCACGGTTGGAGACCAGACTGTTTCGCTGAAAGATGGAATCGATGCAGCCGTGCTCCGGATCGACTCTTCTCGGGGTACGGTCTTTAAAAATAACTCTGTAAACACGGTGCTGTCGGTAGCTGTATATATAGGCGGCCAGCGGATCACAAATATTACTGATCTTAGGAACACCTTTGGAACTTCTGCTCACCTTCAGTGGTACTGGCAGAGGCTCGGCGATGACAACTTTTTCATTATCGTTGACAGTGACCATAAGCTGTCCAATGATGGCTTCACTCTGACGCTGACGCCGGAGGAAGTCGATACCAAAGTAACATTCATGTGTGAATTAATCACAGATTAGGAGGAAGCATAATGGCAATCAAATCTTCAGATCAAATCACAGTCGTCGACCTTACCGATGGCTATTCCGTCAACCTGACAAATGACTCATTCACCTTTGCCGGAGACAAGGACGGAAAAATCGCAACCCAGCAAAACACCACCACAGTCATTCAAGCGCTGCGCGGTGATGAGGAGCCTACCATCTCCGTCGACAACTCCCAAATCACTAAGCCGACCGGTGTGACGACCAGCTGGAATGCAAATACAAAGACGCTCACGATCACGGTATCCACGAGCGTAGCCTCTGGCGGCATCGTCACGATCCCGGTTGTGCTTGATGGCTCTGTAACTATCAACAAGGTCTTCTCCTTCGCTATCGCAAAGACTGGAGCGACCGGAGAAACCGGAGCTACGGGACGCGGAATATCATCTACAACAATCGAATATCAGGTCGGTTCTTCCGGTACCACTGTTCCGACAGGCACATGGAGCAGCTCCCCTGTTGCCACGACTGCACAGGGACAATTCCTTTGGACAAGGACAACAATCCATTACACGTCCGGCTCTGATTCCGTCAGCTACTCCGTCGCAGCTCACGGCTCCACTGGCGGACAAGGTGCAACCGGACGTGGCATATCTTCCACCGTAGTGGAATATCAGGTAGGTACCTCTGGAACCTCCGCGCCGACCGGAACTTGGAGTACAACGCCCGTAGCAACGACCGCTCAAGGACAGTATCTATGGACAAGGACGACGATCCACTATACCTCGGGCTCTGACTCGGTCAGCTATTCTGTTGCAGCACATGGCAAGCAGGGCTCTCAGGGCAATCCGGGTGTTGATGCAATCCTGATCTCCATCACAGCCAGTAACGGTAATATCTTCAAGAACAACTCCGGCAGCACGATCCTGACAGCTCATGTGTATAAGGCCGGAGCGGAGGTTACCGGCTCTGCACTCACTGCCCTTGGTACCATCAAGTGGTACAAGGATGGAGGCAGCAGCGATGTTGGCACTGGAACGACTTTGACAGTAAATGCATCTGACGTAGCGAGCAAGGCGGTGTATGAGGCAAGATTGGAGGGATAGGCATGGCGATTAAAGCAAGGGAAACGATCACGATCATCAAGGAGCGTGACGTCAATGCCACATGGCGCTTCTACCGCATCGCCTCATCCTCCTCCACTCCCTCACAGCCAACAGAGGCTCAGGGAAAAGCCTATGTGAACAACCAGACTATACCATCCGGGTGGAGCATATCAGAGCCTGCCTATGACGGGACTTCAACAAATAGCCTGTATACCTGCGACCTTACTTCTTTTACAGATGGCGAGGTCAGCTGGTCTACAGTATCGAAGTCCTCATCCTACGAGGCGGCAAAGCAGGCCTATAACGAGGCGCAGCTTGCGAAAAGGACGGCAACAAATTATCTGGCAGACCTGAATAACGGAGTGTATGTACATGCGAGTGGAACACCAGCTGATCCGACAAATGCTAATGCGAAGGGAGTGAAGATTACGGATGTGGTGGATATCATAAGAGCCGGTGAATCTGTAGGTCAATTTGGAGAAAATATCAGACTCGGAAAGCAAGACGATATTCACTTCCAAATTGCAGATAGCGTATTCGGATATTATGTCGATGATGTTCCAGTGTCAACGCTCGATTGCAGTTATGAGTTGGATGAGGATGATGAGGTTGGCACTAAAAATATGGAACTCAAAGTAGTGTCACCTATTTACAGCAACAGAGATACAAATAAGGCATCTTTGATTTTGCATTATGATTATGGATCAGGAAGTGCTCATCCAACCTATGCGAGACTTTTTGTTCAGAATCTCGGAACGCAGCAGGGGAATATGGCCTATGTTGAAGTTACTGAGGCTCAAGCAGATTCAGATGTCGTTCTTTATTCCGAAGGTACAACATTTAGGTTGCATGGTCATGACGGCTTCGGTGCCTTAAAAGGAAATCTTCTGGTAGAAGGCAATGCTGGCATGATTCAGATGTATGCAGGCCAGTATCCCCCAAAGGGATGGCTTTTCTGTGATGGAACAGCAATAGGAAGAGAAGCATATCCGAAACTGTTTGCTGTAATTGGAACCACTTACGGTGAGGGTGACGGGAGCACAACATTTAATCTGCCGGATTTCAGAGACCGCTTTCCTGTCGGCGCAGGAACCA